AATCCAACATTGAATTTACCATCTGTAGCAACCACTTTGTAATAAGTGGCATCTGGCAAATTATTGACAACAACTAGCGTACCTACTGCTGGTAAGTTTTTCATTGTGATTCCTTTAGGTTGTTAAAGAATTGTATTTACTTCTACTACTCTTATAGTTTAAAACATATTGCAATGCAATAATATAGGAACAAACCCTATGTTTATTGATCTAGGTCAAGAAAATGAAAAATAGTTTTAAGGGTAAACCCTAATATATGTTTCTCAAAGTTTACCAATCGGGAAATTTGTGTAATATTTGCTACATTTTTAGGCAAAAGTTACTGATTGGGAAATTTGGTATCATTTAGCATGACCAGCTTAAACCAAAGAACAGTTGCACTTCTCAAAGATAGGGGCTATGAATGCGATATAGTCGAAAGCTACAATGCTTTCACAAAAAGAAAAAAAGACTTGTTTGGAGTGTTCGACATATTGGCTATTGGAAAAGGCGAAACAATTGGAGTGCAGATTACAAGCAAGTCCAACATTGCCGCTAGAATCAAAAAAATTGAGGAATCTGAGTATTTACCCCTATTGTTAGAAGCTGGTTGGCGAATTATTGTCTTTGGATGGTTCAAAAAAGACAATGGAAGATATGATTACAAGGAATTTGAGTTTTAGTAGTAAAATAGATTTATCGCTTGGTGGCGATATTAGGGTAAGCCTTAGTCAGCAATCTGCACCTACTCGGTGTCCACCAACATCCCTTAAAAAAGGATGAGATTGCTGTCTAGGGCTTTTTTTATGGTGGTAAAAATGGCTTGGCAATCAATAAATTTAATGGAGCAAAGGAATAAACTTCCCAATGCCCCAGCTACTTATGTAATATATTTTGATGGTGATATGGTTTATATAGGATCATCTAAGGACATTAGAAATAGGTTTTCTGGTCATGCTTTTAGATATAACTATGGCAAAGAAATAATTACACCTTGGCAAGAAATTCCAAATACAGTTGCAATTACTTTGAAATATAAAACAACAAAAAAAATTGGTGAATGGTCAATGCGAGAAATTAGATTAATTTATAGGTTAAAGCCTTTGTTTAATAGCCATCATAAAGGTAGGGCTATTAAATGAAAAGACCATCATTTCAGTTTTACCCTTCAGATTGGCTTAGAGATACAGCTTTAAGATCATGCTCTACAGGGGCTAGGGGTTTATGGATAGATATGATTTGCTATATGCATGAAGGCAACCCCTATGGTCATTTAAAAGTAGGAAATAAGGTTATCCATTCTTCTAACCTTGCAAGAATGGTTGGGGAATCTGAAGAACTTGTAGAACAATGGCTCGATGAACTTTTTGAAGCTGGTGTATATGATTCAGCAGATGATGGGTCTATATTCTCTAGGCGAATGATAAAAGATGAAAACCTTAGAAATATAAGGGCGGCTGGTGGTAAATTGGGTGGAAATCCATTGTTAAAGGATAAACATAAGGATAACCATGAGGTTAATCAAAAACCAACCCCTTCATCTTCATCTTCATCTTCATCTTCATTAATAAAACATACACAGCCTGAAGGCTTTGATTTGTTTTGGAATAGTTATGATAAAAAGGTTGGAAAGCCTAATGCAATAAAGCAATGGCAGAAGATTAAGCCAGATGCAGAACTAATAATCACCATTGTCCATAAGGCTAAAGCAGACAAAGTTGCTAAACCTGATAACAAATACAGGAAAGACCCCGAAAGATGGTTAAAGGGTCAGCATTGGTTAGATGAAGTAATTGTAGAACAGGTTGTAAAAGCCAAGGAATTGCCACTAGGAACTAATGAACAGATAGAACAAGCATATAGGCTTGAATGTGGCAAAGACCCAGCCTTGGCTCGATTTAACAGCTATTTTGATATGAAAAACTACATAATCAAACACAGAGAACAAAAGGCAGTACATGGATGATTACAAAGTTGTGCAACTGCAAAATGGGGAGCATCAGGAATGGCTTTTAAAGAAACACTATGCCAAAAGAACTTGTAGTGTTTCTTATTCCTTTGGGTTAGTTTACGACAGTAAACTAATTGGGGTATGTACATTTGGATGCCCACCAAATTACAACTATAACGATGGTAAATGCATTTTTAATACTATGAAAGTTAAAACACTAGAGCTAAACAGGCTGGTTATTAATGAAAACAATGTTAAAAACTTATTGAGCTATTTTGTAGCCCAATGCATCAAAATGCTACCTAAACCTTTGGCATTAGTAAGTTATGCTGATCCCAATCAAAACCATCATGGTTATATTTATCAAGCCACAAACTGGATATATACAGGGGAAAGTACACCTAAAAAACGATACATATTTGAAGATGGGTCTAGCTTTGACATTAGAAGGGGATTAGATACAAAGGGTAAAATTGTAGAAATACAAGATTTAAAGCCTACCCATAGATATATTTATCTGAGTGGCAATAAGCATGAAAAAGCAAAAATGTTCAATGATATGAAAATGAAGGTATACCCATACCCCAAAGGTGAAAACAAAAAGTATGAATGTATTGATTTAAACATTAATTACCAAAAAGGTCTTTTTGATTAAGGAATATATGACAGTCCCATCGTTTACAGTTGTAAGTCTAGTAGAAAACCCAGATGGATCAGCAGATGTAACATTGGATTGTTCACCTGATTTTATGAAAATGATGGTGCAGTATGGTTTTATTGCAATATTAGAGAAAGCGATTGAACAGGCTAAAGATGAACATACCTAAATTTGCTGATAGATTAAAAGAGCCAAACAAAGGAGAGATCCTGTTTGAAGCCTATTGTGCTTCTAAGGGGTATAAATTTAATCGCATTGGGTTTGATGAACATAAAAGCGAAGTTTCTAATTTTTACCATTTAAACCATTTGATTCGCAATCTACCAGATTATGTAGTTCATACTGAAAATTGCTCTTATGTGGTTCAGGTTAAAGGTACAGATAATTTTAAAAAGAAAGAAATTGATCTTTTGCCATTGTTTTTGGAATGGTATAGTGCTCCAAAAGCACCATTGGTATATGCCTTTTGCTTTGAGGGATGTGATCCATTGTTGAAATATCCAGATCAAATCATAAGGCTGTATGAAAAATCAGTAGATCAAAGATGGGATGATGGAGTTGTGTATAGATGCCTAAACCTGAGATAGACACCAACTCAGAAGCATGGCGAATAGAGTGCGAAGCAAGGGAACTGTTAAGCTGGTCTTTACAGAAAAGAAGAAAGCAATTGGCATTGGTTTGGGAAAAAAGAGGTGCTGAAGGTGCAATCAAACTACAGGATGAAATAACAAGATTATGGAAAATACAGAAGAATCAGCAAACAAAGCAAGACGATTTATTTATGAAAAATCAGTAGATTTTGCCCAAGCCAAGGCAAATCGCATATATATTGAGCAATACCTTAAATCAAAGCTGGCATTACTTATGTCTGAATCATCTGAAACTACTATGGCTGGCAAAGAAATGGATGCTAAAAGGCATCAGGATTACTTAAATTTGTTATTTGGGTTAAAAGAAGCTGTAGCAACAGAAGAAGAATTAAAATGGAAGCTAATATCTGCTCAACTGGCTGTAGAAATTTATAGGACAGAAAGTGCAAACAATCGTGCAATTGATAAAGGTATGTAAATGGGCGATATGCCTTATTATTTTGGTCTTATTGTTTTTGGAATCGTGGTCTTATCTATATGGATCGGTCTTTAGTCTTAGGGATCGGATATATAACTGTTCTGATATATCCTATCCAATGGCTATAGATATTCCACCAGAAGTAATAAAATTGTGTAGGAAAGCAAGAAAATGAGTTCTTGGTTAATTATTCTTACAGGATTGATTTATGCGTATATTGCAGTTGAGCAAGGATTCAAAGGTAACATTGGTATGTGTATTTGCTACATTGGCTATGCTGGCGCTAATGTGGGTTTGTATATGATGGCAACTAAATGAACAGGCATGAAAAGAACACACTTAACCAGATTGCAGATCTCGGATGTATTCTCTGTTCCGAAGTCCTTGGGATTGAAGGCGGTTCGCCAGCAGAACTTCATCATGTGCGGAGATATGGTTCTGTCAGGTCTGCATCCCCTGTGTTGCCGCTATGCCCAGAGCACCATCGTGGAAATACCGGTGTTCATGGACTGGGTACAAAAGGTTTTGAAAGTAAATGGGGAGTTACCTATTCGCAGTTGTTGGAATCAGTCGATAAAAGACTTGGAAAGCGAGTTACAAAATGAACAGACCAATAAAGACAAGCTCTAATCGTACTAGCTACACAGTAGGTGGTGATAAGCTACATGAAATTATTGATCATTTGAATGATTTGTTTGTGGGTAAGACTATGACCCAAGATGAAATGAGGATGCTACAGCATATCGTGGATGACATTTGTGATATGGCTAACGACAATCAATTGCTCAGAATCTATAACCAGAATCAAATATTGCCTTATTCAAGCAACCATTAAATGTGTATTTAAATGTGTATTTAAATGTATAGTTAATTGCACAATTTATACATATAGGTATCAATATATATACAAAATATATACTTATAGGTATTAATAGGGCTGTATTTGGCAGTTACTATCTGTTAGGTGGAAAGCCACAAAAACCCTAACTTACTGCATCCTACATTGGTGGCTTAACACCCCAAGTTACAATTCTAAATGATCTAATCCCAAAGATTCACCTACAAGTTTGCATCGCCTTCTAAATTCAATCCCATGATGCAACCATTTATCACCTTTTTGTCTGTGAAAAGAGCAATGGATCATTTCATGAGCCAGCGTAGATAGCATGGTCATATAAAAGGCACATCTGGCAGATGATATTGTGATGGTATGTTCAAATTCATCATGTCCAGTATCGAAGGTGTATGTACCAAGGGCATCTTTATCAAACACTATCTGAAAATCGATTTCTTCTGGCAAAGGCATATTCCACTTGGTAAATGGATATGCACAGCTAAGGCTGGCATAAGCATGACGGACAATGGAAGGATTGAGCTTCACGATAAGTGTTTAAGTTTGGAATGAGGAATTAATGCTCTGGTATCAGTCGAATATGCTCCACAGGCTTTACATTGATACCTAGAATAAGCTCCAGTAGTAGTGTACCTATAACCTCTACTAAGTAATGATGGTTTGCCACAAGTAGGGCAATTAAACCCATCCCTATCCCTTTTCATTATATTTCTATTTACTGGTTGTTTTATCCAAGGCAATAGTTTGTTATATAGTTTTTCAAGCAATACAACATCCTGAATGTTATAACTTTCCATTGTTGCCCATGCTTTTTTATCATTATTCATGCATTTAATCCAAAGAGTATGACCTTCATGGTCTTTCTTTTTGCCTAAACCTAATCTTTGGGCTACATAATCTAGTTTATTGCTGGGGAATCTAAACTGGCTTTTAACCACTCTAAGTAAATCAATCTGCTTGATTGGTGGTGGTGGTGTCATCTTATGAATTAGAAATTCTTTATTCAATGTAGGCATATCAAACTTTGTGCCATTGTAATGAACCACAGCATCAGCATCTTCTAACAATCCATGTATACCTTCAAGCATAGATTGTGATGTGCTTTTTTGAACAGAATCAAAGTAGATTTGCTTTTCACCTAACCATTTGGCTGAGTAGCACATGGTATAAGATGATTCTAGCAATTGATTAAGCGATACATTTTGTTGCCACAAACCCCAAACATGAGCAGTATTGGGGCTAGTTTCGATGTCAAGCAAAAGTATCTTCATAAATCGCTTACAATAGTTGTATAGCTACATATATTAAAGGAATTGTATTAAAAAACAATGATTTATGAAAAATACATTCAAAAATTAAATGTGCATAGTTTAAGGATTTGTTCAAAGTGTCAGATAAGAGCCAAAACAAATGAAGGATATTTCTTGATTTATAACAATGGATTGAATGAGAAGTTTGTCTGCAAATCCTGTAAAAGATAGTAAAATCGATATATGCCATTTAGAAAAACAGACAAGGGTTGGTTCTGGGGAAGTTCCGGTCCATACCCAACCAAGACCAAAGCTATTCAAGTGGCAAAAGCCGCCCATGCTTCAGGATATAAGGAAGAATCAACCATGAACAACATTATTGGTGAATTTGTAGGAACATTGCTACATTCAGCCACAATTACCCATATCATGCATCTTCAAGCAATAGGCGAAGGTTCTTATGCCAAACATCAAGCACTTGGGTCATATTATGACAGCGTGGTTGAAGCTACAGACAGCTTAGCGGAAGCCATACAGGGCTGTACAGGCGAGATCATTAAAGCCTATCCACCTATGTTCGGAAACCCAGCAGTAGAAGCCCTAGATTATTTAAAATCTATTAGGGAATATGTCATAGCCAATCGGGAACAAATTTCCAAATACAGCAACATTCAAAATGAGATTGATACCATCATGACCCTTTTGGATAGCACCATTTACAAACTCACATTCCTAAGATAATGCATTGGAATATCAGAGTAGTTAAGTATTCTGAGGATGAAGAAATAATCCTAGAGGTAGCAGAGGTTTACTACAATGAGATTGGTAAACCCTGTGGCTTTCATTTGGCTAGGGCATCAGGCGAATCTATAGATGAACTGCATGAATACACAGATATGATGAAAGAAGCATTAGCCTATCCCATCTTAGAATTCAATAAGGACTTTGGCGATTGGGACAAATAGTGTTGTATAAAAGCGACAATGCCTAGCATACCTACCTATACCAAATGTGCCAGCCTAGGATGTAAGAGTACCAAGAGTAAGCTCAATAGCTACTGCATAGAGCATGGTGGCAAGGAATGGATAGACACTAAAGAAAGAAAAGAATTTAACTCTATCTATCAAACCCCATTCTGGAAACAAAAGCGAAATAGTCAGCTATCTAGTCAGCCATTGTGCCAATCCTGTCTAAAGGTAGGCAGAGTAACCCAAGCTAATCATGTAGATCATGTCTTTGCATGGAAGGCACTAGGCAAAGATGCTTTTTATAACAACCTATTCCAATCCCTATGCCCTGAGTGCCATAGCCATAAGACAGCACTAGAGCAACAAGGTATATATCGATGCTATATATCAGACACAAAGGACTATGCCTTGCATGAATATAAATTTATTCTTAGCTCGACCCCATCCCATGCATTAAATGTGTTGTAAAAAAGCGACAGATATGGAAGAACTTATTATTTTCCCTGTTTGCTAAAGAG